TATTACCAACATTTCAGCAGCTTGTTACCGAAAATTTCTTTGGTCAGACTGCACTAATGAAGTTTAGCGTTAATCAGGCTATACTATTTCCTACGGCACTATCTGATTTAGATGCAAAAATATTAACGGGAGCGACAACTTACGAAACATTTGAAGAAATGGCATTAGCATTAAACTATACAGTATATGAATAACGCATCGTTAGAACTCGGTGGAGATAACTGGGCAGCAAAAGACACTAAGCTATTAGCTTCCACTGTCAGTGATGATTCTGGAAGATTTTACCCTCGGGAGTTTACCTTTACAAGAGGTAGCAACTTATCAGCAACGAGAGTTAATGAGAATAGCCTAATAGAGAAAGGGCGGGAGAATCTCTTGCTGCAATCGAATCAGTTTGATACGACCTGGGTAACGCCTGATGCTACTATTACGAGTGGACAAGCTGATAAAGATGGGGGCAATAATGCTTGGCTTCTTACGGCTACAAGTGCATTTAACAGAGTTGCTCAACCTGTTTCCCAAAGCGGTGTAAAGCGTTTTAGTGTCTATGCTAAAGCAAATACAAACGACTACTTATTGTTAGGTAGTGTTGAAGGTGCGCATTTCTATGCCACATTTAATCTTGCAACGGGTGCGGTTGATTCTAATAACATAAACGCCATATCGCCAAGCATTGAAAATGTCGGGAATGGTTGGTATAGGTGTTCTGCCACTTGGGTAGGAACAACAACAGAGGTGAGAATAGCATCACAAGTTACAGGCGGTCAAGATGGTTGGGCGTCTACTACAAGCGGCTCTATCTACATCCAAGATGCCCAATTGGAGGTCGGGCTCGGTGCTACGGGCTACATTGAAACGGGGGCTTCTGCCGCTAAAGCAGGAATATTAGAAAACGAACCGCGCATAGATTACTCTAGCGGCGCGCCGTCTCTTTTATTAGAACCGAGTAGAACTAATTTGGTTTATAAATCAGAATACTATAATGTTTATTGGAACAAAACAGCTATAAGCGTAACGAATAACGCAACCACTTCACCCGAAGGTTTACAAAATGCGTCTAAACTAATTCCTAGCAATGGTGCAGGTGGAAACCGAAGTATTTCCAAAAGTTTTTTATCATTAACGGGGTTACATACATTTAGTATATATGCTAAAGCAGCGGAATATAAATATATCTCTTTACGATTAAGAAATAGCCCGAGCGCTTTCGCGATGTTTGACTTGACCAACGGATTGGTTCACGCTGCTAATACGAATTCACAAATGGTAAGCGGTAGCCCTAAAATTGAACCTGTTGGGACAGATGGCTGGTATAGATGTAGTGTTGTGCTTGACCCAAGCGGGAGCATAGCTACTGGTCAACTAAGTATAAGTTATTCGGTTGGAATTACGGGAGATGAAACAAATAATTTTAGTGGCGATGGCGTAAGCGGAATTTATATTTACGGAGCGCAATTTGAAGCAGGAAGTTATCCAACTTCTTACATTCCGAATCATTCGGAAGGGAGCGTTACGAGGGGGGTGGATTCTTGTTCAGTTACTGGCGTTTCTTCTTTGATTGGTCAAAGTGAAGGGACTTTGTACGCTGAAATTCAAGGTAACGCAAACGCTTTGAGTGGAAACACATTTTTAAGTTTAACGGAATCCACTGGGAATAATCGCATAATTTTCGGGCAATCGTCAAATGCAAATCAAGTGCGTTTTTACATTGATGTAGACGCTTATGCAAGCGGACATAATTACAATGTAACGGACATAACACAACCGCAAAAATTGGCTATTGTGTACTATAATTCAGGAAACAACATTGCCTTATATTTAAACGGGGTTCAAAAATCAATCTTCGCCACAAGCGACACTTTTAGCGCATCATTAACCGAAATAGCTTTTGACAATGGTATGGGCGGTCAAGCGGCAGAATTTAATGTAAAAGAATTGATTGTTCTTGATTCAGCATTAACGCAATCCGAAGCAGAGGCATTAACAACTTTATAAGCTACGAAGTACACATTTAGAAAATACGAGTTTACCGACGCGGCGGATTCATTAGCCGATAGCGAGTATATCACCTTAACAACAATATAAAATGAAAGTAACACGTAAATACGAGTTCGTAAATGAAGCCGCTGCAGACACTGCGATCGCTGCGCTACCACACGATGAAGAAGGAAACCCAACACACAACAACGGAATTGTAAAGCTAGGTTACCTTGAGGTAACACCTGCTACATACGATGAAGACGGAGAGGAGCTAACGGCTGCTGTGCTGTCTGACGTGTACGCTGTAGACGTAGATTGGTCTGACGGTATCGATGAATCTTGGAATGATGATCTAGTATGGCCAACACCTATGGGTATCCATAGCTTTGGTTCATCAAGTGCTAGAGTGGAGTATGCTACAACATACTGCACGTTATTCCCGGATAGTTTATATTGCAATCCGCCTGAACCTGAGGAACTTGAGTTACCTTAATTACAGGTAATAATAATACAGAACAATTAAATTAAATCAAATGAAAAAAGTAACAGACAAAGAGCTTGAAATGCTACAGTCGTTAGTTAAAGCAATTAACGAAGGGCAGGCGACAATCGGTGGTATAGAAATGCAGAAGCATGGACTTATGGCTGAAGTTGACGGGTTGATTAAACAACTTAAGCAAACACAAGCAGACTTAGAAGACGAATACGGTAATGTAACCGTAAACCTAACTACTGGGGAGATTACAGAAGCAGAAGATGCAGATAATCCGGAAGATTAGTGTAGGTAAGGACTATAAGAATGACGCCATGCACTATTCTGTTGGACAGGAAGTGTATGGTGGTCATACTATAGTTAACATTATAGAAGAGGAAGACAAGTACTCTATCTATATTCAGAAAGCTGATAATGTAATGCCGTGGAAAGACTTTAACAAGAACATGGCGGTATCTGTAGAATACGATCTCAATTGGTAATGCAAAGCATATTTAACTTTATCGTGTCACCAAAACACGGTAGGTCTACATCGAAGAAAGATATAGATGGTAAAGAGTTACTATTAAATACAGAAGTACAAAACCATCATTATACCAGCAGACTAGGTGTTGTAGTAAACACGCCCTTAGCGATTGACTCAGAGATACAACCGGGTGACGAAGTAATCGTTCACCATAACGTATTTAGACGTTTTCGCGACATTAGAGGCAAAGAAAAGAACTCTAAGGCATATTACAAGGAAGATACATTCTTTGTGCAACCAGACCAGATTTACGCTTACAAAAGAAACACGGAGTGGCAAGCATTAGACGGCTACTGTTTCGTTAAGCCTATAGTAGCAAAAGATACATTGGCTATGCACCACGAACAACCGGCAATAGGCATTATTAAATATGCTGGTGAGGGTTTTGAAGCAGGTGCGCTTGTTGGGTTTAAACCTGGTATGGAATACGAATTTAATATAGAGGGTGAACGATTGTATCGTATACCCGTCAATCAAATTACAATCGAATATGAGTATCAAGGAGACGAAAAAGAGTATAATCCTAGCTGGTCACAAAGCTGTTGATGAACTCATTAAAGTCGCGCAGGAGAAAATCATTACTAATACAGAGGATGATGTATCTGCAGACCGATTAAAAAATGCTGCTGCTACCAAGAAGCTGGCAATATTTGATGCATTTGAAATATTAAACCGACTGCAAGAAGAAGAACGTATACTAGAGAATAAACCAGCAGAAGAAAAGAAAGAAGCTTTCAAAGGTTTTGCTGAAAGACGTTCTAAGTAATGTACGAGCAGAGTTTAGTTAAAACCGTAGAGCCTATAAAGCTTACCACAATACATCGATACAACAAGAGTAAGAAGTGGAAGTACGGTTATAATAAAGAACACGACCTTATTGTATTAAGCAAGACAGGTCAGATAGGCGAGATTATTGAAATACAGAATCTTGTTGTAGCTCTACCTCCAGAGCCTAAAAGCTTAAAGAAAGGCTTAAATAAGTGGGCTGTTCAGGAGTACCCTAAGGAGCTTAAAAATATTAAGAGTATATTCGATTGGCAAACATATCCAGATGAGTTTAAGAACAAGTGGGAAGGCTATATTGACGAAGAATTCAATAGACGCGACAACGGTTATTGGTTTTATAACAAAGGTAAGCCTACTTATATCACTGGAACTCATTACATGTACTTGCAGTGGAGTAAGATCGACGTTGGCCACCCCGACTATCGAGAAGCCAATAGACTCTTCTTTATATTTTGGGAAGCCTGTAAGGTTGATACCAGATGTTATGGAATGTGCTACCTTAAGAACAGACGGAGTGGATTCTCATTTATGGCATCAGGAGAAACCGTTAACCAAGCAACTATCTCAAGTGACGCAAGATTCGGTATCTTATCAAAGTCCGGTAGTGATGCAAAGAAAATGTTTACCGACAAAGTTGTACCAATTTCCCTTAACTACCCGTTTTTCTTCAAACCCATACAAGATGGTATGGATAGACCGAAGACTGAACTGGCATATAGGGTTCCTGCTTCTAAGCTAACACGTAAGTCAATACAATCACAAGAAGAGAGAATACAACTCGAAGGTCTTGATACAACGATTGACTGGAAAAATACAGGAGACAACTCTTATGATGGTGAAAAGCTTAAGCTACTCGTGCATGATGAGAGCGGTAAATGGGAAAAGCCTGATAATATATTAAACAACTGGCGTGTAACTAAAACGTGTTTGCGTCTTGGTTCTCGTATCATCGGTAAGTGTTTAATGGGTAGTACCTCGAATGCTTTAGATAAAGGTGGTAACAACTTTAAGAAGTTGTATTTAGATTCAGATGTAACTAAGCGAAACAATAATGGTCAAACAAAATCGGGATTATACTCGCTCTTTATACCAATGGAGTGGAACTATGAAGGATTTATTGATGAGTACGGGCAGCCGGTATTTAATACACCTGAAGAAGAAGCGGTAGACCCACACGGTGATAGCATCGAAGTGGGCGTTATAGATTACTGGGAAAATGAAGTTGACGGCCTTAAACAAGACCAAGATGCTTTGAACGAATACTACCGCCAGTTTCCACGTACTACAGACCACGCTTTCCGTGATGAAAGCAAGAATAGTATTTTTAACTTAGCAAAAATCTACGAACAGGTTGATTATAATGCAGACTTGCGTAATACTAATACTGTAACACGCGGGAGTTTTCAGTGGGAGAACGGAGTTAAGGATACTAAAGTAGTGTTTATGCCAAACCCACAAGGACGCTTTAATGTGTCTTGGGTACCTGGTTTAAGTCTACAAAATAAGTATATAGTTAAGAACGGTATCAAATACCCAGGCAACGAACACGTTGGTGCATTTGGGTGTGATAGCTACGATATTTCAGGAACGACTGACGGCAGGGGTTCTAAAGGTGCATTGCATG